CTACGATCTCTGTAGCACGTAATGAAGCGTCTCTTTGAGTTTCAATTCTCATTGATCTCTTAACCATGTAACCTAATGCGTCTTGTGTCATTACAGCACCAGTGTAAGCACCAGCAGAGTCTGGAGCACCAATGATTGTTGATTCAAATACATCGATTCCTGCGATTCTACCAATGAAACCTTGCTCTAATGCACGGTTACCTACATCACTTAAACTGTGTGACATTGTAGAACCAGCGTTTGTTAATTGAGTCTTGATATCAATTGCTTGATATGGGTGTAACACTGCAACAAATGCACCGTTTTGTTGTGCATTGTTTGCTCTTAGTGTTGCCGCCGCTTTAAACAAGTCTTCAACTGTTACTGCCGCACCAATTTTGTCAATGTTGTTTGAAAAACCAGTGAACAATGCCGCTAGGTCAGTGTCAACTTTTTCTGCCATTGCTTGACCAATTTGACGACCTACTGCCGCGGCAGTGTCATCATTTGATGCTTCTTCAAGCAAGTCAGTTACTGTAACCATAACACCTACTTCAGATGCTGTGATTTCTTTTTTACTTGTAGCAAAAGATGTGTTAGATAGATCTGTTCCATCTGCAACGCCTGATGCCGCAACTGCAGGATAGATTGGCACTTGTGCTGTCAATCCTGGAGTTCCTGTCATATCGTAATTTCTTACGAGAGGACGGATAATAGACTGCTCGTTAAGTGTAAACAGAGCAGACTGCATAATGTTTGCGTAAAGAGCATCTGCCCCTGATACGCCTGTGTCAAATTCATTCGCCATGATTATAGTCTCCTTTTAGTAGCAAATTTAAACACGGATTCCCTTGCTTCTCATTATTTCTTTATAACGAGCACGATGTTCTGGGTTTTCCATGTTAAGTTTAGTAACATCGTTATCTACCACAGGACTTTGCTTGCCTACACCGTTGCTAGTTCCTGAACCACTTGGTCCTGCACTAACAAAATGCGGGTTTGCTGTAAGGAATTCGTTTACCAAACTAGATACTTTTAATGGTTCACCATTTTCATTGTATCTAACTTGTCCATTTGCATCAACAACATCAACAGTTCCTGCTTCGTTTAATTTAACTTGTCCTTTGAGTAGTTGCACCACTTGTTGTGGATTAACTGCTCTGTTAGAACTTGCTTCATTTAACAAAGCACCGTCAATTTTGATAGAAGACAGTTCAGTTTGATATTGGTTGATTTTGGAGTTAAACTTTTCTGCCTGCTCCTTCATCAACTTTTCATACTCACCACGCTTTTCCATTTCTGTCTGGCGTGATACTTCTTTTTCTTCTACCAGTTGATTGTAAAGATCCAAATCAACGTTTGAGTATTTCTTTTCAAACTTTGCTTTTTCTCTTGCTACCCTCTCTGCAACAATACGATTTACATCATCTTGTGTAAGAGTATTTTCCTTTACAGTTTCCTGTGTCGCTACCTGCTCTTTAACCTCTGGTTGAGTTGCAGTTGCCTCTGTTTCGTTAACCGCTGTTTCTTGCGTCATATTATCTCCTCTTTATTATGGTTGAGTGTTACCCCTACGCTCTTGTAGTATGCTGTTATTTAGTAAATCTAGTGGTAAAACCGTTTATTTACGGCGTCTTCCACCACGACTTGTCTTCTTTTTCTTTTTTCTTCCACCACGCATTGCCATGATACTCGCTCCTTTTGGTTTAAATGGTAAACGCTTCTTTGGACCCTCACCAATTAATGCGCCACCTGTTGATGTTGAAAATGCAGTCATTCTACACCTTCCCAACTTGGATGTTCTTCAATCTTGCGATTTTTGTAACCATCAAGTATTTCTTTACGTCTACGTTTTAGCAAAGGATATAGTTCTAATAGGTTATTACGCGAACGTATGCCTGCTGTCTTATAACCTTTGGTTTCATAGATGTGTATGTTTTCGTTGTATTCGCCAAGAATGCGTCGTATCTCTTGTTCCGTTTCATTGGTCGCTATCCATGAATCTTTGGGAACATACTTGCCCATTACTCACCTTCTCGCAGTAGTGCCTCTTTGGTGTTGCGAATATCCTGCTGTGTTACTTCTGGATGTAGTTGCAGTATTTGTGCATCTGTATATCCTTCCATAATCATTTCTCTAATATGCGGTTGTTTTGATGCCGCATCTAAAGTAGGATGTTCCATTTCTTCTGACACATCCTCGCCCCGTGTATCTTTTTTCCAATCGTCATACCATTCTTTAACTTCTTCCCATGAACGTTCTGTAATTGTTTCAAGTATCATCTTGTCAATCTTGTCAATAATCATAGGATTGGTTGGTTGTGCTTCTTTCGCCATCTTAAGCATAGCAATATCGTTTGCCTTGTCCTGTATTGAGAATGAGCGTGGATATTCTACCGTGCCATCCCATACTAAACCTTGATACATTGCCCACATGCGCCAAATCTGTTCTTCAGCGTGTTCTAGGTTCATAGCAAAGTCTGCTAGTTTAGCGTTAAGCATTTGGAATTCTGTCTGTAAACCAATACCTGATAAACGTCTACTTTCTACGCTTCTTATACCACCCAAGCAGGCCATTCTATCAATGGCATCAACTTTGTTTTGTATTGATTGTAGAACTGCTTCTATTGACGCACCATCTGGTTGAATCAAATATGGTTTTAGTCCTGGATCCATGCCCTGTGGCATTTGAACGATTGAACCAGCACCAGCACTTGCTTCTGTGTCTACAGTTTTTACAAGTGTAGGATGATTGGTTAATCTAATGATCTGTTCAATTTCTGAATATTCTTCGTAGATCATTTTGGACATGTCAGCAATATCGCCTATGGCAGATACACCTATGCCTCTTATGTTTCCTCGTTGAGCATATACACAGACAGCGGGCACCCTTCCGAGTTGGTTAGGAACAGTTTCTACTAGTTCACCAGTTTTATCTTCGCCGTCTAACATATAAACACTGATTTCATCTGGTGTGTATTCCCTAATATACTGTTTGTCTCTTACAATTTCTTCTTTGACTTTTAGATAAGTCAATTCGTAAAGACCGTTTGGTTGTCTTGTGTATTCCCAGTCCATAACATTGTCTGGGGTGAATAAACTTACATAAGGTCTAATGCCTTGTTCTAGTTCATCTGCTCTTGTGTATGTTTGTGCGTTTGGTTTGTCTACAACTACCCAACAGTTTCCGTATACCATTGCATAAGCACTGGCATCACGCATGAATGCTTGAAAACTTCTACCATCTAGGTCAGCGTCAGCAAGGAATGGTTCTAGACCTGGATCGTTTTCAATTCTGCCAAAATCTCTTTTGACTTCTCTTCTGTATAGGAATGAATTATAGATGCCTACAATTGATTTGGTGTGATTGTCAAGTGCTACTTGACGTAGGCGTTTTTCATAATCATCTCTTGATTCGTAATAATATGGTTCTAGATAACGTCCTTTGAAGAAATCATATCCACCTTGATATGTGTCTCCTAAAAACGTCCATCTATTAAGATAATAACGATATGCTTCGTGTGACTCTACAATGTAGTCAACGATATAACGTGTATCACCTTTGATAAGTCTATCTCTAATGACGGGCATTATGCGTATCTCCTTGCTTGATTGTTGTTACCAGAAAATGCCCAGCGTTGTGGTGTTGAACCTGTATCATAATCCGTGCGTAGTGGAAATAAAAAGTCTACCAAATATCCAACTGCGTCTGCCATATGATCTAGTTCTCCATCCTTTTCTATTACGGATGTGCCTGGTTTATATACCATTCTTTCTAAACTAGTAATTATCTGTCTGCATTTAGGATCTACAAATAATGAATGGTCTCCATTACTGTTTTTCAATTTTGCATTTACAGAATTTACTCTGTCTCTAATTGGTGTGTGTGCATTTCTTACTTTTACAGTAAAACCTGCGTTTTGTAGTATTGATATGTCAGTTCTACCACCAGCACTTGTTTTTCTTTGGCGTCCCGCTGGGTCAGGATACATAATGATCCTTGATTTTGGATAACGTCTTTTTAGTTCATCACACACTTCATCAGTGTTAGAACCCTTCATAACAATTTCGTCTACAAAATAAATGTTTTTACCTTCAATAACAGCAATGCTTACACTCATTGGATCAACGTTAAAGTCAATACCACAGTGTATTTCATGCACTGGTGCATTATGTGCTTGTATTGTATAATCTCTGTTGAAGTTGTAGTAAACCTGTCCGCTGTATGTGTTGAATGTAGCAAGGTATTCTTGTTCAAATGTTTTTTCATCCATGTCACGTTTTGCTTCTTCAATTTCACTGGCAGGAACATTGCCACCATCCAATGTTGTGTATGTGTGAGCACCCCAGTTGTCTGTGTTTTGTGCCATGGTAAACATTTCATGACTAAAACTGCCAACACCTCTTGGTGTGCCTAAAAACATTGCC